CTGAACTCGTCTCCGAGATTGTCTGAGGCATGCTTACTCCATAAGCCTGGACACTATCTCAAGCCTCTTTCTTCCATGTCTCGCATTCCGCGCTCGAAGGCCTCTTTCATGGTCTTCGCAGGCGCGGTCACGGGACCACTCGGCGTGAGCGTGTTAGGCATCAACGTAGATCGACCATTGATGTTGGCGGTGCGTTTGGCCTCTTTGTCGAGGACCATCTTCGTCATCGCCGTTTCAAATTCCTCTACGCCACTGAATGAAGCCGCCCAGGCCTTGAAGAGCAGCTGTGGGTTGACCGCATCGAGCGATCTGACCGCGCCACTCCCCACGATCCGCTGAACTTCCGCGAGCACTCTGTCGCGCCGCGGAGCCCATTGATCGCCTAGTTGCTTCTCGATCTCCTTCTCGGCGCGCTCGAAGCGCAGCGCAGCCAGCTCGCCGTTTACGGCCCCTTGCTGGCTACGCTGTTGAACTTCGCGATCGTCGAGCTGGCGACGGAGACCACGGATTTCTTTCTGCTCGTCCGTGAGATACTCATCCGACTCGGCTTCCTCTTTGGCGATGCCGAGCTTGCCAGAGCGGTAGTCATTGAAGTCTGGACGGCCAGCCAACTCGACGACTTCCGCCACGAGTTGACTCAACTGTTCAGGGCCTCCAAGGGCACCCCATCTCTGACCCAGATGCTTCTCCCACGGCTCGTGTTTGGCCTTCTCTGCGTCGTACAGGCCTTGAAACCGCCGAGCTTCGGAATCCGCTTCTGCCAGCGTTTTGTAGTGCGTCCGGGGGTCCGCTGACTGACCTTCGGATGCGGAGCCATGAGGATCGTCGGTTGTACCGGAAGCATCGCTCCCGATCTCCGCGTCCTGTTCCATGTATTCTCCAGGGCCGTTGTGCTCGCCAAAGACAAGAGGGGCTTTGAGTCGTTAGACCCAAAACCCCTCTTATAAGGTGTCTTTGGCGCTCGCGGACGGCGGCCAAACCGCCCGATCGAGTTATGTAGAACTACTAACCGCGAATCACCATTTCACCGAGTCATTCCGTTTCATCTCGGACTTGGTGGTTCGCACGACACCTTTGGCTTTCTCGATCCGCCGCAGATGCTCCGCACTCTCCGGGTAAACCCCAAGCTGCGTGTGGATACTACGGCGTTCGGCTTCATTCAGCCACGCCATCTCTCCATACAGCGAGAATTGGTTTTCCGCAACTACAAACTTCAATTCGTTCCCACAAAGGCTACAGTGACGCGGCGGGGTATGCTCGAAACTGATCTCCGTGACCCCGTGGATCTCGCATTCGTAGTCATTCACGGGCACGGCTACGTCCTCCCCGGAGTCGGCTTGACCGCATTGTCCGGCCGGGCCATGAGCGCCTGCTGCGCGGCCCCAAGCCCGGCACCCCTGACGCCGCCGCCTCCACCGCCGTTCATCTGATTCGTGAGGTGATCCGCGACCCGTTGATCGTTTGCAGCGGCTTGCGTCGCCAACGCTTCATTCTCGTCGCCGCCAAACGCGCGGACGATCCGTTCGGCCAGGTAGCGCGGATTCACATGGGAGTACACCTGCGGGTCAGCCTGTAGCGCCTGAACCATCGCCAGGATCTCCGTCTGTTCCTTGCGTTCATTCAGCGGCTCGCTCGAGCCGACCTGGATATCGAAGTCGAACTCGAGCGCGACCTGTTCGCGCGTGACCCGAACGGTTCCCGGCAGACCGCCTTGGACCACGATATCGAGGATCTGATCTTCCTGAACCGTCTGCTGAAATACCTGCCAGTCCTTCCGGACGACTTCCGCGAAGAACTTCCTCACCGCTTCCGCACGCATTGCGATGCGGGCATCTCCGCCCTGCCCGATCTCTGCGGCTTCGGTCGCGGTATCCACGTTCTCGCGTGTGCCCTGCTGCATCTTCCCGATGCCGCTGACCTGTCGCAGAAATCCTTCGACCATGTTGATCGCGAGCAGAAGCGTCTGCGGCACCGGGTTGAAGTTCATCATCGTGAGGGCCTCATTCGGGTTGCCCTTCGTCTTGATGAGTTCAAGCACCTGCGCATCGATGATCTTCTCGGCTTCGCCGTCTGCCAACTGATTCGCGTCGTATCCGATGATCGGCACACCGCGTTTCGCGTAGACGAGAACGAGCGAAAGCATCCGGTTCAGATCTTGCTGCAGCTCCCAGTACATAGACGGTTCCGGAATCGGCTCGATACGCGAATTCGATTCGTTCGTAATCAGGACCGAATCCGGCAGGCCCTCAAACGCAAGCGGCCAATCCTCGACGCACAGCTCTTCTTCTTTGCCGTCGTACCAGTAGATGATCTCATTCGTGCGGCGATCCCAGATCTCCCACACTCCGGTATACCCGAGCCACGAGCCGTGATCTTTCTCGAACGACGGCCGTTCTTCGATGCCGTACATATCGCTGCCCAAGATCTCGGTCACTGGTGGATCTTCGCGCAGATTGAAGTACGCCTTCAGATCCTCCGGACGCCAGCATTGCTTGAACGCGACCCAGCGCCGTTCGTCAAGCTCCCGCGCCCGTTGATCCCACAGAACTTCATCCAAGCTCCGATGCACGACAAACGGCCAGCCTTCGCGCATGTGCTTGTGGTTCACGAACTCGATATTCTTGTTGCCCTTGGTACGGTTCTTGTCCCCGATCCCAAGGAATCCGTGCTGTACGATGCCCATGCCTCGATCATGGTCATCTCTCACCGCACGTCGCACTTGCTTCACGAAGTCGAATTCACGCACACGCCAATTGCAAATCTGCTGCACGCGCGCGGCGGCGACGAACCGATCTATTGCGGCGGCTTCTCCCTCGCGCATGTACGCGCGCGTCAGCCGAGACGCGGGCCTCACGATCACCTTCGGCTGGCGCATTAGAACGCGCGGCATGATCGACTGTTGGTTTGCGTAAACGTAGTTCGCGGTCACGACTTCGTAATCCCACGACTGCGCTTTCCAGTGTTCCATGTTGTTCTTCGCGGCCCGCGAATACATGGACGTGTCCCGGACGAACTTGTTATAGAACGCCTTAGCCAGATCGATTTCCGCGCACCACTCGCTGCGCGCATCGGAGGACAACTTCCTACGTCTAGCCATTGTAATCCCTCAGTCTAGCTTGCCCGATCTGCCCATACTTACGGGCCAGGGACTTTCGGTTCTTCTTCAGCTCGGACAATGAATTCCAGTACCGTTCGACCTCATCCTCTTTGTGCCTGGGACTAGGCCGCGTGGACAAGAGGTAACGCAGCGCATCGACGGCGTGATCGTCGCCGCGCCACCGTTCGATCTTCCCCTCGAGCTTGGGGCCGTCGTTATCATCGTAGTGCAGGTTGAGAAGCTCTCTCACCAGATTCGGGCACCGCTTCTTGATGATCCGAAGCGATGGCTGTCCATCCTCCGGCCGGACATCGAAGTAAGCCTGCGCATGCAGCCGCGACGATAACCGATCGGCATGCGTCGCGGGCCGCGAGAAGATCCCGAACTGGCTCGAGTAGTCCTGCGCGATCTGTTTCGCCTGACCCTTCGGCTCTCGCACGCAATCATCGATTATCTTCGTGCCGTTCTCGGCCGACTTCTCTTTGATCGCTTCCGCGTGCTCTCGGCTCGAGCGTTGCGTCGAGTAATACTCGTCATAGATGACGACCGATCCATCCGGAACGACCGCGCCCCACAGATAAACGGTGGGGTCTTGCCAGCCGAAGTCGATCCCCGCCACGCGCTTCCACTGGGTCGGGATATCGCGTGGTTCCGCATCGATACAGATGCGTCCCTCGCCCGCGACGATCCCGCCCGGCTTCCACTGAAAACGGGTGATGCGTTCGACCGGTTCGGGCTGGAACGTAGGGAAGACGCGCCCTCCGTAGAACACCCATTCACCCAAGAACTGTTCTCGAAAATACGGATCTTCGTCGCCGACGCGGCGCAGTTCCGCCTTGAACCGATCCATGTCATACGTCGGGTTAGCTTCTGGCGGGAAGCGGAACACTTCCACATCCTTCTCACCCGTCTCTTGCGACCGCTCGTACAGCTGCTTCACCCACATGCCCTTCAACCCAGGCGTGGTCGGCATGATGAAACGGCGGCATCGAGTACGGAGAGCGCGATAGAAGACTTCCGGACCCAGTTCGCAGGTCTCGCTCATCAGCGCACAGCCCCAGCTTTCGCCGATCACGCTCGAGAAGTGTGCCGCGGACTTCGCGTGTAGCTCCGCGCCCCACGGCCAGATAATCATCATGCGCCCCGTCTTGGGCGTGTTGTAGTACTGGCTCGGCTCAGGGATCACCAAGCCGTACTTCCGCTTCGCCTCGTCGCGCCTGTGAACCAGGGCGTCGGCGATGTAGTTGAATTCCTTCGAGGCTTTGTCGTAGTCCGGGCCAACGATCAAGTGCTTCTCTGGACGATCGAAGTCGAGGATATCAGGGATCATGTCCCACGAGCCCGCGTAGGACTTCGACGTGCGCGCGGGAGCAAGCGCGACCTTGATCCGCGCTCTCGAGCGATGGAAGTCCCAGACTTCGGGCCTTGGGTAGTCTAGCTCACCGAAATGATCCGTCTTGATCCTCTTCGCGTAGCCAAGCGCCGCATACAAACGCTTGATCGCGTCCTCGCTATACACCTACGGCTTCTCTTCCGGCTCGACCACGATCTCTTTGGCATTCAGGAACCGCTTCATCTTCTCGATTTCCTCGAGAACACGACCGCGCTTCGACTCCCCGCCATCCAGCCCCTTCATCTTCGCGAACTGCACCGCGGCGCTGCGCCGCTCCTTGAAATCTTCCTCCGGCCCAAACTTCCCCTGCTTCTCCGCATGCAGCATCACGTCGAGCATCGTCGCATCGACCAGCGCACGCTGAAAAGCCGGGCTCGAAAGCTCAGACAACGGAATCCCGGACCGGAGCAGCCGCTTCATCGCTGGCATCTCCTGGGTCATGGCCGCGCGGAGCTCGGCCAGACCAACTATCGGTTCCGAATCCAGAGGCTTCGATATCGTCTGGTCTGACACGGCCCTTCCTTTTGATGTACCGCAACCAAATGTTGCGGCCATTCGATTTATCGCCCGGTGCCATCTTCTCGAGCGTCTGGTCGATCACCTTCCGCTGCATCCGATCCAGCCTGAAAAACCAATCCACCAACGCATCCCGGTGAATGAACACCTTCCGGTTCACGATCCGAATCACCGGCATCCCATACTCCCGATGCCACCGCGTCGCCACCGTCTGAGGCACCCCCAGGTACTCGGCAATCGCTCGCCACCCCACCAACATCTTCGGCAACGGCGGAACCGGCGTCACCGCCAAAAGCGTCCCGTTCGGCTTCGCCTGGAACGGCCTAACCTCCACCACCGGCTGAGTTTTCAGCCAGCTTTCCTTCCGCTTAGCGTACTTCTCCTCCGCGCTCAGTTGCTTTGGAACCATCTACCTACTTCTTCGCAGCCACCTTCAGCGTAGACAACTCTTCAGCCTCACGCCGCGCAATCTCCGCCTCAACCACCTTCGCCACCGCCGCAAACACCGACAACCGAGCACTGATCGGCAACGCCAACCACGAAGCATCCGGCTGATTCAACGAAAAGAACAACCCCTGGTCCACTACACCACCAAAAGCCATCGCCAGGTCGTCCGCCGTGAACTCAACCTTGATCTCGGACCTGGAACTAGCCAAACCTGAACTGAAATGCATGCCAAATCCCCCTAAACGAACCCTTCAGCACTCCAACCTACAACCGCACCCAACCCCACGCAATAACCCACAGGGGTGCAGCGGATTGTTGCACCGCTCCAGAAGAGCTTCGAGTTGTTTGGGTGCAACCATTTGCTGCATCCCACTACCTAGCCAAATGCGCTAAACACACGTGGACTCACCCCGCGGCTCTATCCTAAGAACACGCGACTCCCGCAAAGCCTACCGCTCGCTGCGCGCCCTTCAACCAAACCACCCCCACGCGGCATATCTGCG